TGCCGTATGGAGTGTCCATGACTTTTGCTTTTCCGATATAATTGTCACCCTCTTTGTGAAGAGAAGTGATCATATGGGAAACACGCTCAAGATTGATGGTTGGTCCCTCGGGGTGTCCCAACTCACCAAATGCTCTTTTCTGTTCTATGAAGCTCTTCGAGTATCGAGAAGCTTCCTTATCAAGAATCTCCATTGGATAAACTCTTCCGTTGCGATTCTTCAAGTTACCCTGAAGAAACACACCTTCAATGAAGTATTTCTTGTCGCCCTTATCTGATTCTTCGGTAAGAATCTGAACTTCTTCGTTTATTTCTCTGAATAGTTTCATCTCTGATTATCCTTACTTAAAGTAATCTTCTGAACGAGTTGTGGGAATTCCCTTGAACTCCAGTATAGCAAAAGCACCAGCAGAAACATTTACCGTAATCTGATTGCATAAAGTGGAGCCAATTGCAATTCCGTGGTCGTCAAAAGCGTGAATACCAGACGGAAGTGTAAATGTTATTCCAGCGGCACCGAAACCAATGGTTGCAGTAGCGCCACCGTCAACAAAACCCTTCGTGAATTGGAAGGTGGTGGGGTCGGCAGTCAAACCACCGAAAACAGCATCACCACCAGTGATGGTTGATGATCCCGAAAAGAGTCCTACCAATCTATTGTGTGTTGATGTTATTATCTTGTATGCCATTCATTCACTCCTTGGTTTCGCTGTATGTTTCACAGAAATTCTTTGCCTGTTCAAATGTCTCCGATGAATGAACGAGCATGTCCATGAACACTTCTTGGTTTTCTTCGTGAAGAGTGTCATGAATTTCAACTATTTTTGAGCATGTGTTTGGAGAGAGAACTACGGTTTCCCCAGTGAAAGTGGTGAATTGCATTTCTTCACCCAACTCGCAGGTTTTGTGGACGTTGCGAACGAACTCGTTCTTGAGCATCTCTATTCTTGCGTCATCCATGAAAGAACGGACGACCTTTTCGTCCTGCGATGTTCTTGGAGTCACATTGATATGGTATTCAGACCCCTTCTTTGAAATCTTGAAGTCGGCCTTGACCAAACCCGAGAGTTCATTTTTTATGAACTCTGCGGACTTCATGTCCTTGACAGCATAATTCATGTCTTTCCCTTCGGGAAGATTGACGTAGAGTTTTTCTCTGAGTTGCTTGAAGTTCTTCATGGTTTCACCCCTTGACAGGAGAAGATCCTTTCTTAGCAATGTCGTTTTGGTCCATCGCAGCTGCGTTCTTTTTCTTGTTGACTATTCCAACCTGTGTTTTCTTGGAATACTCAAATTCTTCCTTGAACATGGAACTTGTTATTTCCAACTTCTTGTCGCGAAGTTCCGATGCGATTCTTTCGTTCATGGAAGCTTCTAACGCACTCTTGAACTCCACGGCGTTTTTCTCTGTCGCTGCATTTACCATATTCATCGTTGTTTCATCAGGCATGGTACTCTCCTCTACGAACTTTTTTTGCTCGAACAGATGCAGCTGCATCTGGTTTGTAATTTGGTTTCTGGCTCTTGTTCCAATACTTCATCGCAACTTTCGAACCCGATGAAGTGTTTCTATAAGTTTGTTGGTCGTTTCTCTCTGAGGGAAGAAGTGAACCTTCTTCCATCGAATCTTCGGGTGTGTGTGTCATGTAATCATGGACAACAGACATGTAATCCTGTGCTTTTGTCAACTTACTTTGAACCCAAGGTTCAAGATTTGTCTGGGGGTTGACCATCTCAAGCAATTTATTCGCATTCTCAATAATAGAACGAAGTTGAGAGATTGCCATCTCTCCGTCATAATCCTCCGAAATATAGTGTGAGAATGATTTCATCAATTCTCTTCTGCTACCTTAATGACAGGATAGACTTTACCATTGAATTCAAACTCATCTTTTCCTTCCCATATCGCCGCGGCTCTAGCCTTGAGGAATGCGTTTGCTTCTGAGACTATAGACTCTCTGCTTCTCTCTTCTTCAACTTTACTTCCAGTCCAATGCTTTTCGATATAGTCGAAAAACTTTTTCTTTTGTTTATCTGATGAGAGGTCAGCTGGGGATTCTATTCCGAACTTGTCCATAACATCGTTGAAAAATTTTCTATATCTATCCTTTTCGTCTTGTTCTCTTAGCATTTGAAAGCTCCCCTGTTATTATTTTTTAGATTCTTTTTCCATTTTAGCAAGTTTTTCTTCTTCTTTTTGCTTTTCTAACTCAGCCTTTTTCATTTGTTGAATCTGTTCTTTAGACTTTCTCAGATATTTAAGGTCCGTTATGCCCTTTTCTATCATTTTGTCGATAGCTTGCATCGATTCTTTCTTTGCAACACTCTTGTCTGCAAAAACTTCATATTGTTCATCGTTGATGTAAGCAATGACAGGTTTATTTATACCCGTTCCCAAACTCTTTATGGTTATTGTGTATCCCTTATAATCCACATCAAAAAGGAAAAACTCCTTAGCCATCATGGGGTCAACAAACAACGCTTTCTTCTCTGCATCTGCTTTTTGGAGTTCAGCTGCAGCTTTGGCTTGGTCGGGATTTTGCTCAAGGATATTAGCTGAGATTTCTCTAGAAACTTCAGTCAATTTCTCATCAATTTTTTCGGATATAACAGCTATGAGATTTTTCTTAAAAATCTCAATATCACCATCTATGACACTCTCTACTATATTTTTAATTTTTTCGGTCATAGTCCGTACTCTGCTTGATCCTGTGGTATCATACCCTTCTTTCTCTCGTCATCTATTTCGCGCTCCATCTTCTCAATTTCCTCATCAGTAAGTTTGAGAACATTCTTGCGAATCCAATTGTAAGAGAAGAACTTACCAACATACTGAGTCATGTTCATCAGTTCATCAACCTTGTCCTTTCGGAGTTCGGCTTCCTTGAGTTCAGAGAAGTAGGTGTCTCTCTTGAAGTCGAAATGAATATCATTCTTCATCTTGTCCCACTCATCCTTGGTTATCACTTCTCTTAGTATGAGTTGTTTCCCAAGAAGGTCATAGAAAAGTTCACTGAACTTGGCACGAAGGCGATTCACAAATTTAGTAAATTTCACTTCATCCCGAGTTATTTCTGTCGATCTTCCTAAAGTGAAACCGTTATCACTTTCCAATCTAGAGACAGGGACATTCAAAGACCTATACATCTTCTTTTGGAAATACTTCACATCTTCCATCTCGGACAAGTTTTGTCCACCAGGAAGAGTTTCAATTTGAGTTCCCTTTCCACCTTCACGGCGAGGCATCCAATAGTCCTCAAGCATTGTCATGAATCTTCTGTCATCACGAATTTCACCAGTGTTCGCATCATAGACCAACTTGTTTCTATGCTTGTTCATCAAATCACGAAGATATTGTTCTGCTTTCTGTTTCGGCAAGTTACCAACGTCCACATAAAAAATTCTTCTTTCAGGAGCGCGTGAGATTCTGTATATCACCACTGCGTCTTCCATCATTCTCAATTGATTTAATGACTTGATTGCCTTGTGCAGATATCCAACGATTCTCTTGTTTCTTGTGTCATAAAGACCCGAATTCACCGCGGCGATAGCATCAGGAGAAATTCTCAAACCTTGAACATCAGGTGCGGTAGCAAAGTTCTTTTGACCGCCTGGAAACACATATTTGTGGAAGATGTAGAATTCGTCTATGTCACTGAGAAGTTTTGTTCCGTCAGCGCGTGTTTCTTTCTTGAACTCACGAATCTTTTGAAGATTCAAGGGATCGATGAACCTGAGTTCCATTATTCCCTTCTTGGTGTTATTGGGATTCACAATGATATGAAAATATAAACGACTATCTATATACCATCTTCTGTATAATTCATATCCCTTGGTGTTGAAATCCAACAACTCCAACACCGTCTTGAACTCTTTGGTTATCAAGGATTTTATTTCATCATCCATGTTCACCTTGTCCAAATTGATACGGACAACCTCACTGTTATCGCTTGTTATTATCGACTCATTCACTATTTCCTCAATGGCATTTTCACATTCAGGATGAAGAGACATGTCACGGTATTTTTGTATCAACTCATAGTCACTACGGGTGGATCCGTCCAGATCAACATACTGTCCGTAGAATCCACCCGATTCGACTATTACTGCACCATCGTCAGTGTCAGGAGGAACAAAGGATGTTAACTTTGATTCCTCCTTCTCCTGCTTGGTTCTACCTATTCTCAGACCAAATAAATCAAATGGCATAATGTATTTCCTGTTTCATAACTATTTAAGAACTATCAACCAGCCTGACTTGGTCGGCCTGGTCCGTCTCCACCGAGCTGACTTGTGGGGAATGACGGTCGGTCAACGAACGAATTTGGATCCAACCCTGTCGAAGAGTTTTCAACGCCTCTAGTAACTTCACCACCCCCAAGAACTGGCACATAGTAGGAAAACGCCATTTCAACTGCGAATTCTTCAATGCTACTTTGCTCATCAAAACTCAAATCTATAGCAGCTATGTTGACAGGCCAAACATCAAAAAACTGATAAGTTCTCATAGGAGCACCAGACCTATCCAGTTGTTGAACTTTCCATTCTTGACCAGAAGCATATTGCGATATAGTATCGAACGCATATGGTGTATTATATCCAGCGCAAATTTGTTGCCACGATTCAAATCTGGTTCTCATTATCATGTCTGTATCGTTGTAGACAGTGATAGACCAGTTTTCGAAAGTTCTTTCCCCCGAGAGTTTTAGTTTTCTTCCGCCTGGAGTCATCACTTCGACAACATTCACCACTCCAGCTGGTAAACTAGCAGCTCTGCACAGAAAAGTAAAATCTTCATCTCCTATGTTAGCACCAATAACTTTGAAGTAGTTAGCTCTAGCTCCACCTCTTTCCAATCCAGCTTTAAACGCATCTATGTTTGGTAAACTCATTTTTTCTCCTTTTTGTTAACCTATTTTTATTTATGCGCCGAGTTCATTGAAATTTGCATCTGTTCTAGTTGCCACGAAGTTCAACTGAATGAAGTTGATGGAACGGTTTGGTTTGATGTAGATGTCAGCAACAAACTCATTTCTATCAATCACTTCAGCTGTGTTGTTTGATTGGTCACAAACAACCTTGAAATCAATGATTCCTCTTCTCGATTGAACGTCACGAAGGAAAGGTGTCACTAAGGAAGTGAATCTTGTTCTTGTGAAGTCGTCATTGAACTCGAAGAGGGAGAACTTAGCAGCAGTTGCGATAGCCTTTTGTAGGACTATGAAGAGACGACGAACATTGATTCTATCGAAAGCACTTGGTTTCGATAGAGCGGTTCTGTCTCCGAACAGAAGAGTTCCTTCTCCCGGCGTTGATATGATTGGATTTATTCCTTCTGGGTAAAGTTTGTCTCTGAAAGCTTTGGTTGGGTTGAATGCCAACTTCACCAAGTTTCTTATTTGACCTCTATTGTACCCAGCAGGCGAGAACCATGCGTCAAACAACACTTCGGTTCTAGCACAAAGACCTGCAACATCTGCGTTGAGTGGAACCCAACGATAAAGGTCATTGTACGGGTCATACTGATACTTGTATCCAGAATCAATCACACAGTATGACGAGGAACCTATTGTGGTTTTGAAATCCAAACATCTTTGAAGTTTCGTATTTTCACTATCAAACTCACTCTTGTTACCGGGCGAGAAGAATGCGATGCAGTCTCTTCTGAGTTCAGCAATCTTCTTCAAAGAACCAACACTATTAGTGTCTGTGATTCCGCCAGATATGAGGAAATTGACATCAACTGTTTCAGTGTCCTCGAATATGTTGTATCCATATGGATTTGTGGAAGGGACAACAGAATCAACCAAAGAATCACTGGTCTGACCTATACCACCAGTCAAACTAGCGTAAATTGGTTGTTGTTGTTTCCAGTCTACCTTGTAACCATAACCACCAGTTATATCGGTATCTGAGGACAAACTGAATGTCATTCCAGATTGAGCG